GGATGATCGAGGGCGATGACACTTTCTTTGCCGTCGCCAGGGGCAAGATCGACGCACTTAAGGCTGCGTATGCCACGAACGGCACTAAGATCACGTTCAACTGGAGCCCAAGGTTAGACGTGCCAGGTTTTGTGGGGAGGCTACCTGTTCATACCAGGAAAGGCCTCCGCAAGATCTGTGACGTTTATAACACGGTCGCCAAGCTGACGTGGTGGATCGACCCAGATCAGGCATCAACTAAGGCCGACTGGGATTTCCTGGTGGCGAGGGCCATGGCCTACGGGTCGCTCTACCCGACCACGCCGGTGGTGGGGGTTCTGTGTCGCAAGATCTTGAGGACGCATGAGAAGATAGCACGCAGATTAGTAGAGGAGGCCGAGGCCGGCTACCCGCCGTCAGTGGCAGGTAGGTGGCTCCGAAAGGAGTTCATCAACCACAACGGCGACTATCACGAGGATCGGATTGATATGTTGAGGGGCCTGTTCCAGAGTCTCGGGTGGTCCGAAGTGGAAGAGCCCGAGCGGGAGGAGAGGGAGGCGGTAGCACACGCCTACCCGGAACTCACACCGGAGGTCCAGGTGGAGATTGAGAGGAAGGTGGCGGAGGCCGATCTCAGTCAGGGATTCACGTTCGAATTCCCACAATTCGAGCAGATCCGCGCCAGATGCGTGGCATTGCGTGAGATGACCCAGAAGACGTACGATGATGTCCGGGATAGGGCGGAGAGGCTTACCAGGAGCATCAGAGCTAGGGCCGCCGCCGTGGGCGTGGCCGCGGGCTCTTGGGCGTCGGCCTGGAGCGTGTTCCTCACGGCGTTGTGGGGATACGCCTCCGCGGTGTGCAGCGTTTTGCTACTGGTGGCGACGGTCTTGTGGGCGGTCGGCGGGGCGATCGTGACGGGCTCCGCATTCCTCATGTCCTTTGGGTTCATCGTTGGACCCTTGATACTTCTCAGCCCTTTTGCGGCGGCGGGAATAATGTTCCTCAGCCTGTGGCTCATATTTGGGTTGAGTAGGGAGGCGGCCCGGAGGGTCGTCAACGGCATTGCATGGTTTGTGGCGCTGTCGTGGCTCGTGCACGTTCTGAAACGCTATCCGAACTCCGTGGAGTGGTGGCTGGCTTATTCAGAGGGGCGGGTCGCAGAACAGGTCGCAGGCAGTGTCGGGGCAGCAGGGG